GTATGTTACACTTTAACGCCTATTATGGCAGACTGGCTGATAGGCTAATAAGCATTAACATTAATAATATTTATGGCTTTTTGCTTTAGTATGTAGAAAAATTAGGCCCCTTGTCTGTGTGGCTGTGGGCCTTTATATTATAATATATCATACGCAGTCGCGTTCATAGGCATTGATTCTTAAAGTCTTTAAAAACAGGCCCTATAGGCTAAATGGACAAACAGGCATTTTTCCTTCTAGAAAATTTTAGCATGATGTTAATTGAAAAATTTGGACATTTTGAGGCTATTCTGGGATGGCTTCATTCAAGTCAATATAAAATATCGTTTTAAGGCTAAAAGCTTCTCTCGTTTAAAAGAAAGTATGTTCTGATTCACTTTTAAATGCCTATTCAGACCAATATTTGACTTGGCAGTAGCCTCACATATTCTCAGCCTCACGATGATTTATTATTTCAGGCGAAAATAAACAATGGGTAAACAATAATAAACAAAGTAAACAATCTCTTGTTTATCGATAAATCTTTGAAAATCAGCGTCTTAGAGAAGAATAAACAAAGTAAACAATAAAAATCTAATATAAAGGGCTTAAAAATGCATATTTAACTACTTATTACTAACTATAGTAACTAGTTATACTGTGTATATCAATATTCAAGGGGGTATATATGCGCGTTGTTTCCTTTGTTTCTTATGCATGCATTTTTGACAAATTTTCGTGTTAAAACGCGACAAATCAATGGTTTGTCAATGGAACAAAATGCAATAAATTCTTACAACTTTTTGTATACAATATGTAAACAATTGAAAATCAACGCTTTAAGTCAATTATTCAATGTAAATAATAATTTTTCCACAAAAACTCAAGAAAAAATACATACATAATCGCTTTTTTATATAAAATGTTTTTGTTATATTTGCATAGTAAATAACTAAAATTCATATAACTATGCCAGATTATAAAAAAACAGAAAAAGACATTTTGGATTTGCTGCCAGACAGAGGTAACAGCATAAACCATGGTATGTCGCCTATGCGTGATGAAAAGATAAAAGAAACTGTGCAAAAAGAGCAAGAGAAGTTAACTGCCAGAGAGCTAGCAAAAGCTAAATTTAAAGAAAAGAAGCAACTAGAAACACTCGAACGCAAGATAAAAGACCCGGAGTCATTTTTGCCTGAAGATAAAAGAGAAAAGCTGCAAGAGAAAAGAATGAATATAGAAGCCATTGAGGCAGTTGAATCACAGCCAGTACCTGTTGTACCAGAAAATATCCTGCCACTGGTTGGAACAACAAAACCTCAGGTTGCCAAGCTTCTACAATCATTGAACATAAACACGAGTGTGTATCTCTCTAAGAGCGACACATATAATTTGCTATCGTGTTTATTGACTTGTAATGAGCAACAGCTGAATGCTGTATATAATAATAAAAAGGTACCGGTAGCTGTTAAAACAGTGATTAAACGCCTTCTTGAAGATGCAAAGCTCGGCAATATCGAAACAGTGGAGAAGCTATGGGACAGAATATTTGGTAAAGCAGGTCAAGTTACACTTGAATTGCCGCAAGCAAGCCAAACTGCAAATGGTATAATACCAAATACTGTAGTATCAAGAGAAGCATATATGATTATTAGAGATACAATAATTGGTAAAGATTAACGTACGTGCACGTATACACATATATAATAATGTACAGTTATGAAACATTTCAGCATAGACGAGCAAAGAGAAATTGAAAGTAACAAGATTGTAATTGATAACAATCCTGATGTTAGATACATGAAAGCTCTTGTTGCTTATAAAAAAGAACTCAAAAAAATAGATGAAGAAGAGAATGAATACAAAAGAATGATTAGTGAAAGCGCGCCAGGATTCGTGTTTAAAAACAGAGAAAACAGTACGTGCATTAAACTCGATAATAATTCATTCATCCCTATACGATTTTTGGATTGTAGGCCTGAAGAATCAGGCGTTATATATTGCATAGAGTTTGAGTATGACTTGAAAGCATATATCGGTATGTCTAAACGTAAGATTGTAAACACAATAAGCAATCTTGTTACAAAGATGTATAAAGAAAGAGATACATATTGTAATATCATACAGGCTTTTGAGAAAAGCAAGTATATAAGTGTAAGTCGTATAATCGGCAATAGCGATTGTGATTATTGTGATATATCAAGTTTAGTAAATAGCTATATTGAAGAAAACTGTACTATGGAACCGTATGGCCATAATTTGAAGCCAAAAAGCAAAAGAGCTAGAGGAAAAAAGGTATTACAGATAGATTTACAGACCAATGAAATTATCAAAGTGTGGTCAACAGCTTCAGAAGCTGCTATCGCGCTAGGTGTAAGTCAAGGTAATATATCAGCGTGCTGTAGAGGTGTATTAAAACGTGCCCATGGTTTTAACTGGAAATTTGAAGAAAAATATGGAATTGAATAACATGACAGACCCAAAAGAGCTATTGCGTCTTGAATTGCTATCATCATTGGAAAAATATACGAAAGCTATGTTTAAGGCACAATACCAGCGCTCTTTTATTGTAAGCAGACATCACAAGATGATATTTAATGCTTTACAAGATGTAGTTGATGGAAAGACAAAAAAACTTATAATAAACATGCCACCTCGTTATAGTAAAACTGAAGTGGCAGTTAAATCATTTATAAGTTGGTGCTTTGCACTCAATCCAAAATGTAAGTTCTTGCATCTATCATATTCTGATTTGCTTGTGAGTGATAATTCAAGCACTGTAAGAAGCATAATGATGGAGCCTTTATTTAAAACGCTATTTCCTGATTCTGCTCTAGAGAAAGAAAAAGGCTCGTCAACTAGATGGAAAACAATGAAAGGCGGTGAATTATATGCAGTATCTACACAAGGGCAGGTTACAGGATTTGGCGCTGGATTAGTAGACCAAGATACATCAGACGAATCATATGATGACCTCACATTCGATAGTAATCTGAACAAAATGCTTGGCATGATTGGAGCAAAAGAGAATATATTTAATGGTGCTGTTATAATAGATGACCCTTTGAAACCTGAAGATGCAGAATCTGATGTTGTTAGAGAACGTATTAATACACGGTTTGAGAGTACTATACGAAATCGTGTCAATTCTCGTAATACCCCTATTATAATCATCATGCAGAGATTGCATGAACATGATTTATGTGGGTACCTTATGGAAACTGAGCCAGAAAAATGGACTGTTTTATCTCTTCCAGCAATACAGATTGATGAAGATATGAATGAAACGCCGCTTTGGCCAATGAAGCATACACTAGAAGAGCTTCATGATATGAGGAGGGTAAACCCGCTTATTTTTGATACGCAGTATATGCAAGACCCAAAACCAAAGGAAGGTCTAATGTATTCTGAAGGCTTTAAAACGTATAAGCCAGAACAACTTCCAGTTGGCAAAGAGGCGAAACGCAGATGGAACTATACAGACACAGCTGATACAGGTGCTGATAAGTTATGCTCTATATGCTTCATTGATACTCCTGAATTCTGTTATGTCACAGATGTATTATTCACAGAAGCACCTATGGAAGTAACTGAACCAAAAACAGCTGAACTATTTGCAAGGAATAATACAGTAAGAGCAAGAATAGAATCTAACAACGGCGGTAGAGGATTTGCGCGTTCAGTCAAACGCATACTTAGAGTTGTAATGCGTAATTTCAGATGCGCAGTTGAAACATTCACACAAACCAATAACAAATATGTACGTATATATACGCAGTCAGCCAATGTAATGAGTGATATATTGATGCCAGAAGGTTGGGAGAGAAAATGGCCTGCATATTATAATGCTATGATGAGCTATAGGAAAGATAACAAAAAGCGAAATCAACATGATGATGCTCCTGATGCAACGACTGGCGTGTATGAAATGCATGCAGCTAGAGATAATAGAAAAGGAATCAAACAGAGAAATTAAATGTGCAAATAAAACATAATTTTTCAATATATTTATACTAATTTGGATAATTATTAGTATATTTACAGTGTAGAAGAATCGCAACATTATAGTAAAAGCATGAAGCAAGCTAAGGGAAGCTGCTCAGTTAATTATTAACATTAAAAACATAAAAGACTATGGGTTTAAATTGTGGATGTCCTGCTGGCACTCATTTAGCCGACCTCGAAATTGCTGAATGCAAAGAGAGCATGGGACAAGTACAAAAAGTTGCTTTTCAGCGTGTTTATAAAACTCCTGGAGAGCTGAATGCTGTCACAGGCCCTGCGAATAAAGCATCATTCGCTACTTTGTTCTCAGCTGCTGATGGCACTAAAATGATTGTTACTCCATATATCCAAGGGCCTACTTCTGAACCAGGCGCAGCACGCACATTCGGTGGTGGTAACCAAACACTTGGCGGTATTGAGATTACAATTGGTCGTGAACCTACTACGTTCTCTGCGACTATTTATCAGGAAAACCAGAAAACGATTGCTACCATGAAGCAATACATGTGTGAAAACGTTGGTGTTTGGTTGATTGATGAAAATGGTAACATTGGCTGTTTGGCTGATGACCCGAGCAAGCCTACTAAGTATATGCCAATTCCTGTAGGCAAATTGTTTATTGGTGATAAGAAATTAGGCGGTTTTGAAGAACCTGACAGCAACTCTATTGAGTGGTCATTCTTCCCTAACTGGAGTGATAATTTCTATATCATTAAGCGTGAAACACTTGACTTCAATCCATTAACTGACTGGGTTAATGTCAAATCTAACACTGAGGGTGTAGGAGGTTAATAAAAGCAGTATGAAAAAGAAATTTACATACGTAAAGTTAGTTGTTCCTAAATATAATATGGAACAAGACTTTGAATTAACTCATGCTGAGAGAATACTCGGCATGGGCACTCATCTCAATGGTGGGTGGGAATTGCCAAAAGATAGTAAATATATTTACGACGAAGAAGATGGCCTTAGACTTAAATCAGATAAAGCAAATTCTGCAAAAGCCGACTAAACGTCAGGTCATACAGAAAGCTGCCAACATGCAAAAGAGGCTCAGATTTCATACTGAGACTAATATCGCTGTGTCTGATATAAATCAACCAACTGCACTATTTCTTGATTGGGTTAGAAATTTGTTGCCAAAAGACAAATATAATATTTTCCTGCAACTGTTTAAGTTTCCATTGTCGACTCCTGCCGTAGTTGAAGACGTCTATAGAGAACTCGAGAGAGTTTTCTATAGCCGTAATTCATCATCATCTTATCAGTTTACAGATTCTGAATTGGCTGAAGATTGGGCAGATTACAGAAAAAATAAGCTCAATGAGCCAGATATATGGAAAACGGTAGGTTGGAAGAAAATGCAAGTTTCTATAAACAGTATATTAGTAGTTGATTTACCGCAAGTTCAAATGTCCGCACGTCCAGAGCCATATTTCTATTGGCTTGAAATAGAAGACGTAGTAGACTATGAAATGGTAAATGATACTGAGTTTAAATGGATAGTATTTAGACAGCCTAATAGAAGGATAGCTGCATTTGATGATACATATATACGAGTTTATCAATTAAATGAAAAAAATGAGATTGCATCTCTTGTATCTGAAGCAACTCATAATTTAGGGTACTGTCCTGCTAGATTTTTCTGGTCTACTCAGCTTAATGAGAAAAACAAGGACTTAAAGAAGAATCCCATTTCCAAAGAACTATCAAATCTCGATTGGTATTTATTCTTTTCAATATCAAAGCAGCATCTTGATTTGTATGCGCCATATCCTATCTATAGTGCGTACGCAGCTGATTGTAATTTTGAAAATAATGAAACAGGAGACTACTGCGATGGTGGTTTTCTTAGAAACTCTAGCGGAGAGTATAAGATACTCAATGATGGAACAGTTGAAAAATGTCCATGCTGTAGCGAAAAACGTATAGCTGGGCCTGGCTCATTCCTAGAGGTACCAATACCAAATCAAGCTGAAGGTATAGTCGATATGCGTAATCCAGTTCAGATTACAACTATCGATAAAGATTCACTGACTTACAACGTAGAAGAATGTGTACGGCTTAGAAATGATATTATTGTATCTATCGCTGGTTCTGGTGGTACTGTGAGTGAAAAGGAAGCTATCAATGAAACACAGGTAGCAGCTAACTTTGAGAGCAAGACAAGTGTTCTCAATGCGCTCAAGACAAACTTCGAATTAGCACAGAAGTTTGTAGAAGATACAATATGCAGATTCAGATATGGAAGCGATTTCATATCATCTTCTATTAACTGGGGTACTGAGTTTTATGTATTTACTGTAAAAGAGTTGTATAACAAGTATGAGCAGGCAAAAACAAATGGAGCTTCAGAATCTGAACTCGATGCTATCACTCAGCAGATACTTGAAGTGGAATATAGAAACAATCCACTCGTATTGCAGAGAATGCTAATATTAAAGCAATTGGAGCCATATCCGCATAAAACACTTGATGAAGTGTTAAAATTGCATGAAAAAAAGTTATTAAATGAAAATTACGTAAAACTTAAAATAAATTTCAGTACTTTAGTAGAAAGATTCGAGAGAGAGAACATTAATATAATTGAGTTCGCATCTGCTAGAACATTCAGTGAAAAGATTAAGTTAATAACAGATAAACTATTAGATTATGTCAGAGAAGAAAATGACCAAGCAGGAGTATTTGCAAATCAAATCTAAGCTAGAAGCTAGAAAAGCAGAACTCTTGGAGATTAAAAAAGCTGGAGGCAAGTCATGGACTGAATCATTGCAAGAAGAGCTTGATAATATTGCTATGTCGATTGCAGATGTAGAAGATAAAATCGATGCAATTCCAGCAACTGAGAAAGATGAATTATCTGCGTATAAACCCGCTGAAGGCACAGAGAAAATGGTGCACTTGTCAATTGTGCATGGCAGACGTTTCAATTCAATGACTGGAAAAGAAATCTCAAAGCCTTACACACAGCTGTTTACTTATAGTGAATGGCAGTTGTTCAAGAATAACTTCGCATCATTGGGCTATACAATCATGGAGGTTTTGCATGACCCATATGGAGAAGCAGCAAAATTTGTAACAAAATAAAAAAAACCTCAAAGCTATGTTAACAATTGATATGTTAAGACAAAATTCAGCGTTAGCTGGCCTTACTGATGTACAGGTCAATGCGATTGCTGAAATGTCCAGAAACGATGAAAATACTGTTATTGGCACAAAGATTGGAGCTTTGCATGGCCAATACGATACTGATATTTTCAGTATAACTGGCATTAAAAAGAATGATGGCGAAAAAAGTTATGACTACGCTAAACGCGTTCTTAATGAATACAAGACAAAAGCCGGTTCAACCCAAGATTTGCAACAGAAGTTGGATGCAGCAAACAAAAAAGTAACTGACCTTGAAAAGAAGATTGAAAGTGGTGAAGGTGATGCTGCATTACGTCAACAACTGAAAGATACAAAAGCGCAAGTTAGTCAATTGCAATCTCAGTTGCAGACAAAAGAAACTGAGTTCAATACTAAGAAAAAGGAACTTGAAGATAATATTAAAAACGTGCATATTGACTATGCATTCCAAGCAGCTGTTTCAGGTTTAAAATTTAAATCTGGTATTACAGACAATGTGCAGAATGTACTATTGAAGTCTGCTAAAGCTGAAGTACTTACAAAAGGTACTCCTGATTTTATCGATGACGGTCAAGGCGGTAAAAAATTGGTTTTAAGAGGCCAAGATGGTAATATTCTCAACAACCCGAAAAATAACCTCAATCCATACACGCTACAGGAGCTTATTCTTGAAACGTCTTTGAAAGATGTCATCGATACAGGCAGACAACAAACAGGCGGTGGTACTGGTGGTCAAGGAGGTCAAGGTGGCCAAGGAGGTAGTGGAGTAACACTCGATTTATCATCAGTCAAGAGCCAAGTTGAAGCTGACAAAGCTATTGAGACTTACCTGTTACATACTGGATTGACACGTGATTCGCAAGAATTTGCTGACAAGTCATTGGAAATAAGAAATGATAACAACATTTCTCAGTTGCCTATTAAATAAGAATAACTTTAGCTATATGTTGTAAAAGGGTAATGCATCATAATAGCGCATATTTATAAATTTAAAAAACTAATAATTATGAGCTTAGTATTAACTCGTATCCAAAACATTAGAGCGAACTCTAACTTAGATAAGTTTGAGTATCGTCCCAGTCGGTACGGTGCTTTGAATGCTTTTATGGTGCAATCAGAAGACCCTACCGGAATCTTGACAGACGAACTTAAAGAAAAAGCACGTATGTCAATTGGTAATACGCTGGAAACACCAGTTATTGATTATGATGCTGACATCACGATTGATAATAAGCGTACTTTAACAATTGCTGATAGCGAAAACACATCAAAAATGGTTGAAATCACATTTGCAACTTATTCATGGGGATTCACTATAGCTCCTGCTATGTATATGAACAACGAAATCAAGATTCAAAAAGACTTTGAAACCAAGATGATGAAATACATCTACAAGTTGGCTCAGAAACTTGATGAAGCTGCTTTAACAAAGCTTGGAGCAAGCAAAACTAAAGTTATCAAGAATCCGCTGCTGTATGATAAAACCGGTAATACAATCAATGCAAAATGGGCTGAACGTGAAAACGTATTTGGCGACCTTGAAGTAATCATGGCCGCTAATGATTTCTACGGTCAATTGCATATTGTAGGAGATGCTGGTGTTGAAAGTATCATGCGTAAGTTGCAGCAGCATGGACTTTACAATGATGTTAACAAACAGAATGAATTCAGTGGTAAGATTGTACACTTGACAAATAACTTGGCAGCTGTTGAAAACAAGTATGCACAAGGATATGCAATCAATGCTGGCGCATTAGGCATGTTAACTCGATTTGAACGTGACTGTTTGCTTGGCACAGTATCTGGTGATGGTCACGAATGGGGAATTGCTACTCTTCCGTTGCTCAATATGCCTGTTGGTACTTACTACTATGATTCTGTTGGAGACTTCTCTGCTATTGGCGGAGCAGCAACTGCAGATATGACGCGTACTCGTAAAGAGCACTACGGATTTGCTGTAGACGTTGCATTCTTGACAGCATACAACAGTGATGCTGAAACACTTGCAAGTCCTATTCTCGGCTTTAATATTTCTAGCGAAGATGCAGCTTACGGTAAGACTATCGTTGTAGCTAACTCAGAAAAATCACCCATCTTTATTAAAGATGTAGCTGGAGCATAAAAAATAATAGCAGTCTTTTCTTAGTTATTATTAGCTTTGGACAGAGGTCACTAAGTTTTATAATTTAGTTGGCCTCTGTTTTAGTTATAAACTGTATAAAGCAGGAAAAAAATGGCATACTTAAATGTATTCATAAACAATTCAAATAAGAATCCGATTAATGTAAACAGAGATACAAAACCTGTTCCTCCTGGACCGGATATAGACAAATGGGTGAAAGAACACATGGTGTTCTGGTATGATATGTCAAAGCCTGTGGATGTTTATGTTCCCGGCGTTACCTATGCAAATCCTTTTGTTAATGGCGGTGGAAAATTAACTTATGACAAAGCTATAAATAAGTGTATAATAACCCATACACCTACAAATAACAATAATATTGCATTTTGGCAAGTAATTGTAAAACCGTTACAATATGTAGAATCTTATAAAATACGTGTAACAGGATTGCCAACAGGTTTCACTATTAAAGGAAGGCTTGGATATGATGATATTCAGATAACGTCTGATGGAGAATATGACATACCTGAATACAGGAACAGTAGCACAACAAACGCATCTTATCCCGGATTTTATTTGGCAGGTGATAATGTGAATGATGTGGATTGTAATATTGTGGTAGAAGAAATACCTACAAAACAATCCGTTCCCACAAACGAAATACTAAAAGCCAATCCATACTTGCAAGACCATAGTGGAAACAACAGACCGCTTAAATTGAACAATTTCCTATTTGCTGCAATGAGCGGTGTGGGAGGGTATGACATTTCTAGCACCGATATTCTACCCGATAGAGCAGACGTTACTGTTACGGATAACAGAATTATTCATATTACTAAAAAACTATCCACTACGGATAACATGGTAAACATAGTTCCGGCAAACTCTAACCCAACGCATAAATTTAAGGTTACAGGTCTTTCTGATGGCAGGCAGGTTAGTTTGGTAAACAGAAATGGCGGATTTTATACCTTTGACAACGGAGAACATGAGGTGACATTAACCTATCCCGAAGGAACCACTTCATTGTATAACGCCGTAGGAGTTACAGGGGATATAGGAGATATGGATGTAACAATAGAGTTCCTGCCTAAATACCCCAACTCACTAGTAACTGATGGAGTGGATGATTATGGTGTTGTGGAGAACTTGCAGCAGGGGGTTAAGGTGTTGTTTTATACTTGTAACCCGTTCTCATTGAATAAAATGTTTTATGACCAAAGACTGAATACTACTGAACCTTGGCTGTTTGCCGTATTTAATAACAAAGGTAGTATTGCTTATAATAGTAGGAACTCAAACGGCAAGACCTATATTGATGGAACACTGAATGAATCTACAATAGTTTCCGCTTTGTTAAACAAAAAGCAAATAATCACCATAGTAAACAATGATGTGACAGGTGATAAAACTAAAACTCCTGTATTCTTTAGCAATACCGACCATGATAGCGGATGGATTAGTTCAGCTTTCTACAACTCCATCGGTTTCGATTCAGTTCCCACCAAAGAAACTGACGGATTCACAGAGCAGGATTTGATTGATTATGTACTTGAAAATTTGATAACACAATGAGATACGTTATAGTAACAATAGAATGGTGTACGGAACACGGGATAGTTCCACCCGTTCACGCAAGAAGAAGTGTCGATGGAACAATGATTCTGTTGCACGAGGATTTTATTGCACCTGTATTGGGAGAAGAAGGTATACCTTCATATCTATACAATAGCGAAGAGCTACAAGCTATTTTACAAAGTTTATTCACCGTAGAAGAATAAGAATAACCATGGTAAGAGCAAATGATATACAAGAAAAATTATTGCATCTCATAGGATGGGAGCAAAATTATGATACACAAGAACTTAAAATAGCTGACACTCTAACTGTAAGTGAAAGTGGCCTCTATTTTCAGCAAGTACATCCACTGCTAACTTTACAGAATATTTCTAGTATAGCGCCAGATTTCAAAAACATTGTGTATAGCGAATATAGCAATGAAAAACATTATGGCAAAGGTAGCATTGTGAAATACGATGGAAACTTGTATAAATCATTGCAACAGACCACAGGAAATCTGCTGACTGACCAAGAATTTTGGAGTGAAACAAACCAGCTTTCTGAATGGCTCGAAGGCAAAACGAAAGCTAGCATACAAAAAGCTATCGTTAGATATTGTAATGAGAAAATTGCAAAAGGAACATACAGAACATTGTGTGAAAACAGAACATTGTTTGATGGAACTGGAAGACTAACTGACATTATTGCAAATAAAAATAATTTGGTAGGTTTTGAAATAGTTCCAATCAGGTCAAAAGGTGTTACTACTAGAATAAACAGAATCGGAATACAAACAGATGGAGTAGGTGAAATTAAGCTGTTCTTGTATCATTCATCTACTGAATTGCCGGTCAAGGTAATTACTGTAAATAAAACAAATAAAGGCTTCCAATGGTTTATAATACCTGACTTATATCTTCCATACGAATCTGAAGAAACTGAATCTGGGGGCAGCTGGTACTTAATGTACGAGCAATCTAAGTTAGGTAACATGCATGCTATAAGAAAAGATAAAGACTGGTCAAAAGAACCATGCAACAGCTGCTCAAGACGTGAAATGCAAGCATGGATGGCATGGTCTAAATATCTGGAGATTCATCCTTTCAAAATCAGTGAAGAGTCGCTACAATATGAAGAAGATAAGCCACTACTTTGGGATATTGAGAATAACATGTATACATACGATAATAACTATGGACTTAACCTAGATGTGTCTGTCAATTGCGATATAACAGATTTCATAATAGAACAAAGAATGCTATTCCAAGATGTAATTGCTAAGCAAGTAGCAGTTGATATGTTGAGAGAATTTGCATACAATCCAAACGTGAGAACAAACAGACATTCTATAAATGCTTCTAGAGTTGATATACTATATGAAATTGATGGTGATTCATCATCAATGAAAAAATCAGGACTTAGCTATCAACTTGATTTGTCTTTCAAAGCTATCGAGCTGAGCACTGAAGGAATAGACAGAGTATGCTTGCCATGTAAAAATAATGGAATAAGATATTTAACAGTATGAACCAAATTGAAGAGTTAATCGCAAAAATCATTGAGTTGAGAGATAACATAAATGATTATATTCGTCTTGAAGTTATTGAAGATGAAGCCTTCATTTGCGATATGAACTCTGAAAACCAGTTATTTGAGAAAGGCATTACAAGAGAAGGCATAAAGATTAACAGTTATGCACCTTACTCTAAAAATACGATAGCTGTTAAAATCACAAAAGGGCAACCAACAAATAGAGTAACATTGAGAGATACTGGAGAATTCCACGCATCGTTTGTAGTATATGCCGATGATACAAAATTCTTCATTGATGCAAAAGATTGGAAGACAAACAAATTAGGAGAAAAATACAGTGAAGAGATATTTGGCCTTACTGATGAAAATATAAATGAGCTTATTTGGGAATACATATATCCAGCATTAATGAATAAAGTCAGAAATCTATGAAAGAGAGCAGTGTACAAATAAGATATAAAGATGAGCCTGTATTATTAGATAAAATCATACAGGATATGCAAAGAGCATTCACTGAAAAGTTGAAATGGCTCAATTACGCTTTTGGCCGTGCTTATAAACTCATTGAGCATCGTCCGGATGGTAATAAGTTCGTATATCCAGCGATATATAATGGAAATGGCGAATACGTATCACTTCTTCCAAATGATAACTTTGGCAACTTCTCATGGTTTGATATATATGACCCTCAAGAAATAACTGAAGTCGTGCAATCATTACCGCAGTACACATTTAGCGGGGCTGTTGTATTTTGGTATGATTTATGCAGTATCTATGATGACGAGACTGTATTACATACTGAAGAAGTGAAAGATGAAATCATAAGACTATTAACTACGCCAGGTATCATAAATACTACTGGTAGATTGACTATAAATAAAATATACGAAAGATTCGAAAATATATACAAAGGTTATTCTATAGAAAAAATATACAATAACTATGTATATAAAGGAGAAGGTATACAAGATATTGATAAACAATTCTTTATGTACCCGTATGCAGGATTGAGAATAGAATTTTCATTAACAACTAGAGAACTATGCCAACGCTTTATCAAGTAGTAGTTGTTGCTTTATTAGCAACATTCGTAATCTTGTTTTTAGAAAAAACAGGACTAAAAGACAAAATGACAGACTATTTTGATGTCAAACTCCCAATTATTGGAGAAATGCTAAGATGCGACTTTTGTCTAAGTTTTTGGACTGCGATGACTTTGTCTATGATTGCATTGATAATTACATTCGATGTATCATTACTTTGCATTCCATTATTATCAACACCGATTACTAGATATTTGCTATGAAAAGATTACTTATAAAAAATAAAGTCGTAAGAGTATATGACAGTATAGATGAGCTGCCAATAGTTAATTTTCAGAAATATAACAAGTATATACTCATAGATTCTGGGATAGGTTCAGACGTTGACGATATTGATAAACATATCGTAAAGATTGCAAAGCTAATGAAGCAAGATACTAAAAAAGCAATGCAAGAACTACAAAATATGCGTCAGAACATGTTTATGATAGTCAATCAAGTATCTCCAAAATATTTAGCTTTTGCAGCTTTAATACATGATGTAGATGGCAAAAAAGTAACTGATTTATCAGATGAAAATCTAAAAAATATTCTTGAAGATATTCAACATGTAAAACATTCATGGCTTGTTGATTTTGTCATGAGGTTTAAAAAAAAAGTAGACACTGAATTAGAGATTTATTTTCCTGGTAACTTTACAAATCCGAAGGAAAAAGAAGCTTATGACAAACTCAAGCTTAGAACCATGCTAGTGCTAGAAGGGCTAATAAATGAAAAAGACAATGCCGAAGATATTAATGCAATAGATGAGTTCATGCTTGATTTGCATAAGCCTAAATCTTTTTCAGGCAGCACATCAATCGAAGTAAAATATGATAAACAGTTTGAAAATGCATGTGTTCTCATAGCACAAAAGACTAGTTTAAACGCTAGAGAAATGACTGTACTTCAATTCTACAACGCTCTTGATAATATAAAGCAGCAAGCAGAAAAAGAACAAAAGCGATTAAGGAAAAGATAGTTTCTGTATAGGGAATATAATTTATTTTAATTTCTGGCTACTTTCTTTTTATATTAAATAAAATTATATTACTTTTACTCTTGAATAGTCTGGAGTAGCCCAGAATTAACTTGGAAATGAATTTAACTTATATAATATAAACATATTATGCCAGGTTCAAACCCGATATATTATAAAGACTTAGTTTCTCCTGATGATTCTATTGAAAGACTAATCAAGGAGTTGAATCAGCTTAAAAGTACGTATTCTGACATACTGGATTTGGTTAAGAAAGGCGCAGCAGAGATACAAGAATCTCTTAAGACAGCTAGTGGAGCCAATGAATCAAGTAGAGAAACAATTAAGAAAGCCGCTAGTGATGCTTCTAGACTTGAAAAAGCAGAAAGAGAGTTAGCGTTTGCAATGTCAGAAACCGGAGTGAGAGTTCAAGAGCTAAAAGTATTAACTCAGCAAGTAAACAAAGAGAATCGTGATGCTGTAAAATTTGTACAATCAGCATCAGATTCTTACAATAGGATGGATGCTGAATTAAGACTTGTTACGCAGCAACTGAGAGATCTTAACCAGCAAGAAGCGCTGAATTCAAAAGAAGGAGCTAAGCTGATTAACAGAATTCTTGAATTGAAAGACAGTATGCAGCAATATGACAATGCTGTTAAATTAAGAATACAATCACAAATAAGATATAATAAAGAAGTACAATCAGCTAATTCTTCAGAAGAAGCAAGAAAGTCTATACTTTCACAATTGGCACAAGCAGAAGAAAAGCTTGCGTTTGCTAGGTCAAAAGAAAATGAGCAGCTTAAGTTATATTCAACTCAGATACGCGAGGCAAACGAAATAGCTAAACTCAATGTAACAATTGCTAATTCTGCTGAAGGTTCTTATAATAGATTATCAGCTCAGTATTCATTGAACAAAATAAAGCTTAATCAGATGTCTGCTGAAGAGAGAAGTGCAACTGAAGCTGGAAAAGCTTTAGAGCAACAGACATACGAGATATACCAACAGATGATTAAGCTACAAGAAGCTACAGGTAAGCACAATTTATCAGTCGGTAATTACAAAAAATCTTGGGATGGACTTGGCATGTCAGTCGGTCAAATTGTACGTGAACTTCCGGCAGCCACCGTGTCATTGAATACATTCTTTTTAGGTATATCTAACAACGTTCCTATACTGGTCGACGAGATTCAAAGGCTGAGAGCGCAAAATAAGCAATTCATAGCAGAAGGAAAACAGACTGTAAGTGTAACTGGTTCAATAGTAAAGTCACTATTTAGCTGGAATACTGCTTTAGTTGTAATTCTTACGGTGTTTTCAATGTATGGAAAAGAAATAATAGATTGGGTACGTAATTTATTCAAAGCAGAAAAAGGAGTTGAGTCATTAAATACTAAACTCACAACTTTGCATGAAGAATTTACAAAAAATGGAGTAAGTTCTCTAGCAAAAAACATTGTAAAGCTAAAATCATTACAACAAGAATGGAACAGGTTAACAACTAAAAAAGAACAGCTACAGTGGATAAATGATAACAAGACTGCATTCGACCAATTAGACATATCTATAAACAATGTGTCTGACGCTGAAAATGTATTTGTCAATAATACTCAAGCAGTAATTGAAGCATTTAAGCAGAGAGCTAAAGCGGCTGCTGCTAACAGAATAGCTGAGAAAAAGTTTGAAGAAGTACTCATTAAGCGTGAAGAAGCAGCTTTAAAACGTAAAAAAGCAGAACAGATTGAAAAAGCAGGTGGCTCAACTGCAGCATATTCATCGAGTGTAACAGGAGCAGTAAGCTATCAATCTGGAACAACTGAACTGTTTTTCAGAAAGCAAGCAGACGCAGCAGATGAACTTGCTGATAAGCTGGAAAAGAATATAGATTTTTATTTTGAAACTGCTGAAGCAGCAAACAAAGCAGCAGATGAAATATTAAAAGCTGCTGGAGTAGATTCAGCGCATAAAAAACAGAAAAAGCAAAAAGAACCAAGAAGAAAGCGTGATGCAACCGATATACTTAATAGGAATGAGCTAAATGCTAATAAGAAGTATCAAGAAAGCTTATCAAGACTTGAGCAAGATGAGTTTGCAAAAAGACGTAAAGAAGCAATAGAGACTTACAACTCTAATACAGCTGCTTTGAATAATATGTATGATAAAAACAAGCGTATTCTTGAAAACCAAGATAAGCTGTATAAAGATTTATCTGATGACCAGAAAAAGCAAGTAGAAGAGACGCAAATAACGATTGTAAATACAATACAAAAATATCAAGAAGAATTAAATCAGGAACTGGAATTTATCGAAAAAGACAGACAGATAAATGAATTGAAGCTGTTACAAGAAACAATTGATTTGAGATTGAAAGCTGTCAAAGAAGGTTCCGAAGAAGAGATAAATTTAAAATTAGCTGCTATACAAGCAGAGCAGCAGATTGCTTTATTACAAAATGCTAAATTACCAAAAGCACAACGAAAAAGTGAAGCTGATATAAAAGCAGGCTTTTCTAAACAAGGCGTAAGTACAATAGCTGAGTATGATATCAGTGCATTTGACCAGCAACAGGCTTTAGAAGAGGCTAGGTTCAATGTAGTTAAACATACAGAAAACCAGATTACGAAGTTTAAGCTAGAGCAAGAAAAAGAAAGATGGCTGGAACAAATTGCACAAGCAGAGGCCGGTTCATTGGATTGGAGTCAAACTCAGATTGAAACTGCAAAAGAAACTGTAAAAGGTATTAATAGAGAGTTATCAGAAATTGATGATGTTTTACTTAATATAGGTAAAAATGGGCTTGGATATACATTGCTTGAATCATTTGGCTTTAATGATGACCAAATTGATGCATTTACTGAAGCAACTGATATAGTAATAAGTCAATTGCAAAGTATAATGCAAGCTGAAGTAGACTTAGCTCAAGCAGCATTAGAATCAGCAAATAGCAGAGCAGAAGCAGCTCAAACAGCCCTGGACGCTGAAGTTGAAGCTAGAAATTTAGGTTATGCTAGTTCAGTAATATCTGCTAGAAAAGAGCTTGAACAGGCTAAAAAGCAGCAAAGAGAGAAACAAAGGCTGTTAGAAGAAGCACAACGTAATCAACAGCAGATTGACACTCTTACGCAGACATCAAGTTTGATAACAGCTTCTGCTAATATTTGGAGTTCTCTATCTAAGATTCCAATTGTAGGCCCTGCATTGGCGATAGCTGCAATTGGTACAATGTGGACTTCGTTTGCTGTTGCTAAAGTGAAAGCAAAACAAGTTACGGCGTCTCAATCAGAAGAATACGGAGAAGGAGGATATGAAGTATTAGAAGGAGGCTCGCACGCATCTGGAAATGATATTGATTTGGGCATTACAAACAAGCGCAAAAAGAGAATGAAAGCAGAAGGCGGAGAGGCAATAGCTATAATCAATAAAAGAAGTACTCGTAAATATTCTAAGATTATTCCTGATGTTATAGAATCATTGAATAAAGGAGTATTTGAAGATAAATATGCAAACGCTTTCTCAGATTCAGACAAGATAATAATGATGCAAAAAGAAAGCACAAATATTATTGATTTGTCTACTACAGAAAATGAACTTAGAGCAATAAGAAAACAAGGAGAGATTAAATATTTCCAAGGGCCTGATGGTTCTATAATTGAAATTAAAGGTAATGTAAAACGTGTAATAAAAGAATAGTATGCAACCTCAAGTATATGAATTTTATGTGAATAATACACGAGTATATCCACATTATAAACAGCTCAAGAAAAAATACGCGTTAGAATCAGGCCAAAGATTTTTTCGTGAAACTCTTGATGGCAAAATATCTTTGTTTGGTTTTGATTACAAGATTATAAAAGATGCATCTATAAATAAGAAGCATACTTTTAAAATATATACGTATATAAACAATGTACATACTCTGTATTTTGAAGGTGAATTTACAAAGACCGATTGTAAATTCTATAATGACAAAAGGCAAGTTGAATTAAGTATAAGTCCAAAAGATGGATATACTGATATACTAAATGCATATGACCACGAATATAATCTAATTGAGTTGAAGCCCAAGTTGTCAGAAATATCAATGAACAAAAGACCTGTGCTTCAAATATATTGTCCTGAGGATAATAAAATTGGTAACTTTATGGGTGGAGTATATTGGGAATCTGAAGTTACAGAATCGCAAAGCAATATAGTACAGTTACAAGACAAGTTTAACTTTATACTTGATTTTGTAGGTTATGGTGTGAGAGTAGATTCAGGTCAATATAAAGGTATCTACGCAGGAATAGGTGGGCTTATAATTTCATATGATAATACTGAATTGGTATTCGAATCATCAGGTGGTATAGAAATAAATATACATAACGGTAACTATGACTTCAGTAAACTTGTAATGACTGCTAAGAACAAAAATACTGGAGTAGCATTATATCGTGGTAATTTGAGCGGGTCAAGTAGATTTATAACAGCTACTCTAAATGCTATTGTAGGCTCTGGAGCGTCTGGTACATTATCGATAAATGTTACTGTTTATTATTTCATGTCAAGATACCTATGCGCCAGTTCTAGTGGAATTGATAGTAATGGCCAAGCATTATCTTTTAAAAATGTGCCAAGCGATGATTTCGCTGTATCAGGATTGAATTATGCATATTGTCATCCAATTAAGTTAACAGGAGAACTCGATATAAGTCCAAAATTATCAGTTGAACCAACAAAATATGGTAAGGCTGAGGATGGCAGATATTTTGAGCAGTCTCCTGGCAATGTACATTGGTTCCCCATAGCTAGAAGTAATTGGGACTATACGTCTATATGGTTTTCTCAGTCAGATAGAACTAAGAAGTTTGATTCTTATAATATAACAAGGTATAGAATGAAAGACGGTGTAACCATTGGTCAAGCCATAAAAGCTTTGCTCAAAAAAGTTGCTCCTAATATACAGCACGAAGAGACTGAAGAATACAGTAGATTCTTATATGGAAAGACTAACCCTATAACTGGAGATGCTTTCACAATACTAATAACGCAGAAGACCAACGTATTAAAAGGTATATATGACGAGCCTGCAACAAAGGCACCTATCACATTTGAAAATCTCATGAATATGTTAAGAGATTGTTTTAAATGTTATTGGTACATAGAAAACGGAAAGCTTAAAATTGAGCATATTTGGTACTTTATGAATGGGCGTTCTTATGGACAAACTCAAAATGGATTGGACTTGACAAATACTGTGAACGCTATAAATAGTAAAGCGTACTCATACGGTCAAAATAATTTTGAATATGACAAGTCTGATTTATCTGGTAGATACGAGTTTGGCTGGATGGATGATTGCACAGACTTATATGATGGCTTCCCAATAAATGTTGATGCAGTTTATGTACAAAGCGACAAAACAGAAAATATAACAATCGATAATTTTTCGTCAGATATTGATTTGATGCTTCTGACGCCTAACAGCTTTTCTGAAGATGGATTTGCTCTAATGTGTTGCGAATATTATTCTGATGTTAATTTTTACAGTTTTCCTTTTGGCGAAGTCACATTTATAGATGAAAAAGGTATAAGTTACAGTATTGAGACGCCTAACTATTATGCTACTTGGTTTTATCTTCAACAATTCTATATGTATGATATGCCAGCAACTGATATATCATATGATGGAATACAAGATGACCATTTGCAAGTATTGCACATCAAAAAATGTATGCAGCAGCAAGTTAAATTTCCAATAAAAGCAAATGAAAATGACCCAGACTTATATCAACTGATAAAAACAGATAATGGATATGGAGAAATATCTGAGCTGTCTATAGATATTGATACAAAACAAGTCGAAGCAACATTACTATATGAGCCAGCATAAGTTAAAAATAGATAAAATTATGTTCTACTTTGGAGAAAAATTATTATATTTGTAAATAAAAAAATTTTATTAAGCATGGCTTCACCTAATAACAATTTAAGCGTTCTTCCGTGGTATACTAGCTTAGATAAGCAGAATGCTAAAAAGTGGTATGCATTTGGAAATGTATGGCCTTTGGTAATGCCTACAAACAGAATTATTCCATATCAGTTTGTTGTTCCATTTACTGATGTGGCAATTACTGGGTCTTCAATCATAAGTCTAGACACAAAAGATATATACGACGGACAATCTAGTCACACGCTTGTAACAAGAGTTGATTATACAGTTGTTAAAAGTAATGGATTCACAGTATCACTTCCTGAAGGTAGATACTATGCAAAGATAGATTTTGCAAATGGTGTTACTTATTATTCAGAAGTATTTACATTGGTAAGTAATATTTCTGATTATGTAAAGATACAATATTGGAATGACGATATTTTAGTATATAATGGTGGAGAGATAAATTACGAAGATGAATTTAAATTCGAAATGTATCTTTGCACAACCATAGGCAAACCAGAGTATTCGTTCGAAGAAAAAGTTACTAAAAGGCTTGGGTATAAATTTCCTGAATTGCAAGTATCAAATAAGCTTTACAAGTTTACGTGCATAGGACCTGAATATCTATGTGATGCAATGAGGCTTATTCGTCTTAGCGACTACATTAAAATTGTGTCAAAAGATGATTCATACAATGCATTAACATTCTCGTATGATGCTAAATGGGAAACTCAAGGCGATTTAGCATCTATAGAAGTAGAATTTGAAACTGACACGATAATACAAAAACTTTCAAGCTTTAACAGAGGGCAAAGAGAGGGTTTTTATAATGCGCTACTGGTTGATATCAATGAGGCATTACTCTTTGATGAAAACACAGTAGCGCTATACTATGATGAGTATAGGTCATCAACAAGAGCTGTAGACGTAGAAGGTAAGCTTATCAGAGAATTGGAGTTGATTACAGAAGTTGGAGAAAATTCTCAGATAGTTGTAGATACAGGTCAAGGCCCGGCTGTAAGAATGAATCTTTATGAACTTATTAAAAATTTCATAAAGAGAGACAGCAACGAAATAATAGAAGGTTTATGGACTTTTAAGAAAGGGCTAAAGACTGGTAACGATAAAGATGGTGAACCGACTGGCGAGATAACAGAAAATGGATATCTTAAATATATAGCTCTAATAGTAAAAGAATTCATATCGAGCGAAAAATTTGTATCTGGTTTATTAGGAGAAGGCTTTAAAATATATGAGAAAAACGGTACATGGTATATAGAATGCGATAACTTGACTGTACGCCAGGTATTGACAGTTTTTGAAATGATTATATCAAAATTAAGAGCTGTCAACGGAGGCCTCGTAGTATCTCCAGGTAATAATACAATCAAGTCTGTAAGTGAAACAGATACGCAGTATGTTTTAGAAGTTGAAGACGATATAGAAATAGCTAAAGATGATTTCATAAGGCATCAAGTTTTTTCAACATCGCACACTAAAAATTATTGGGTCAAAGTAATAAATGTTGCTGAAGGAAAGATATATACAAACAAATCAGAATATAATGGTACTGTACCTGCAAAAGGTGATGAAATTATCACTATGGGTAATGCTACCAATTCTAAACGTCAAGGCCTTATCTATATAACTGCAGCTGAAGATGGTCGTCCAAGAATAGAAATATTAGAAGGTGTAAAAGATAAAACATTAGCAGCAACAAATAGAACTGTATTAGGCAATCTTGATGACATACAAGATTCAGCATTTGAAGAAGGCTATCAGCCAAGTGGAAGTGGTCTTTATTGTGATAATGCATTTCTAAGAGGTATATTTATATTAAGAAGTGGTAAGAATGTAGAGACAGAAATAGATGCAGCACAGAAAGCAGCACAAGAAGCAGCTAGCAAAGCTGCTAATGCTGAAAAAACTGCCAATGATGCAAAAGACAGATTGAATAAATGGGCTGATGATGGATTTATATCACCCGCAGAAAAATTATCTCTTATACAAGAAGGCCAAGACTTAAAAGCAGAAAAGTTAGAAATTGTCAATGACGCAACTAAGTATACGATTGATACAACTTCTTATATTGCGGCTTACAATGATTATCTGGCACAGCTACAGTACTATACACAAGCTGAGCCAGAAAACATTAAAGTGCTTCCAGCTTTTGAGCAAGCACAGACGAAATACTATACACAGAGAACAGCTATACTCAATGCTATATCTGCAAAAGCCAAAGCGTTAGTAGATGCCGCAAATGCAACTGCTGACGCTGCAAAAAAAGCAGCTGATGCTGCTAAGACAGCTGCCGATGCTGCAAAAATAAATGCTGATAAGGCAAATAGTTTATTGGCTGATATTGCGAATGACAATAAGCTTACAGCTCAAGAAAAACAGCAAACGAAGAAAGAATGGGATGTAATTGTATCTGAGAAGCCAAAGAATGATGCATCTGCAGACAAATATGGTGTGTCTAAAACAAGTTATGGTAACGCATACAATACATTGAGCAGTTATATTACGCCTCTATTATCATCACTAAATACAACCAGTGATATAACAGGTACTGATTTTCGTGCTAAATTCAAGGCTTATTATGATGCCAGAACGGATTTGCTTAATGCTATATCTGCAAAAGCCAAAGCGTTAGTAGATGCTGCTGATAAAAAAATAGAAAGTGTAAAAACTGAGCTGTCTGCTGTTGATGGCAAAATAACTTTAGCGGTTAAAACAGCTAAAGAAGAAGCTATATCTTCATCTAAGGCATATACGGACTCCGAGATAAAAGTTGTAAAAGACCAAATTGCATTGAAGGTTGATAGTAAAACTTTCAATGCCTTGAATCAAAAAGTAACTGAGCAGGGGTCACAGATAACGCTCAATAAAAATAATATTGAGCAGAAAGTCAACAAATCAGATTTCAATGCACTTGGAACAAGGGTGTCTAATGCAGAAACAAAAATCACCCAAAATGCCAATGAAATTCAACAGAGAGCGACGAAGTCCACTGTTGACGCTTTGACAGGACGTGTAACTACTGCTGAATCTAAAATTACGCAGAATGCCAATAGCATATCATTAAAGATTACAGCTTCCGAAGCCACAAATATCGCGAATAATGCTGTAAACAATTTACAGATTGGCGGAACAAATTTGTTGGTTAACACAGACTTTTTGCACAATAGGGATTATTGGACTAGCGGTGATGTGGATTCAAGTGTAACCTTGCAAGGAAGAAATTCTTTAAGAATGATAACATCAGGCCTTACGAGTGATTCATGGCGAGGTGGAGAACAGGTCGACACACCTTATTTAAGTGCAAAACAAGGAGATACGTTTACCATAAGCTTATTCTCTCGTACAGACGATATCAGCTCATTCGACAGAGGGGCTAATATGGAAATACGCTATTATAACTCATCCGGCGGCAGAATAATGCAGTCTGGTTTTAATATAAAACCTAGCACAAATAACACTTGGACCAGATTTGTAGGTACAGGCACGTGTCCTGCTGGTACTGTGAAAGTCAGTGCAGTATGGTATAACACGAGAAATGGCAGAATATGGGTAAACGGCATAAAACTTGAAGTTGGTAAAAAAGCTACTGATTGGACAAGAAGCCCGCATGATTCTCCAACCACTCAAGATGTAAAATCATCATTTACGATTGATACTGGCGGTATATCTATGCTCGGAAAGAAATTATCCTTGACTGGTATGGTTACTTTCAATTCTCTTGCCAGTGATGCACAGGGGAAGATTAATACGGCACAGAGTACTGCAAACACAGCTAAATCAACCGCTGATACAGCTAAGACTACTGCAGATGGAGCTAATTCAAAAGCAACGACTGCACAGAATACGGCAAACACCGCTAAATCAACAGCCGATAGTGCCAATTCAAAAGCAACAACAGCACAGAATACGGCTAATACGGCAAAGTCTACAGCTGATGCCGCAAAGACAGCAGCGGCAAATGCACAAAGTAGAGCAGATGCTGCTTATAATAAAAAGATAGAACTGGCACAACTTGGAACGACTGTAATATCTGGTGGCTTTATTAAAACAAGCCTTATAAAAGCAGATGAAATAATAGTAAGTAAACTAAGTGGTGCGACTGGTACATTCAAACAGTTGCAAGCTGTCGGTAGCGATGGAAGCGTAAAAGGAACACTCAGACTTGATGGAGATAGATTATGGTATGATGGTGACCAATATCAGCAAGGTACAAAAGATGGCCGTTCATTGCGTTACTATATGTCTGACGCATGGGTTCGTGGTAATTTTGGAGCACATACCAGAACCACGCTTCTTGTCCAGGGAAGCAGCGGTTATTTTTATCCGAAAGGTGCGGGTAAAGCAGGTGTCTATAAAAGCTTTGAAAGAGGTACAGCGAGCGATGGTAGGACATACTATAAACTTCCATGTTATGGTTTAGATGGAGATTATGCTGGTATGCCTGTAGATTTAATTGTATTTAACGTAACATCATCAAATCAACACTTTTATGAATTGCAACTTGCAGTAACACAAAAAGTGAACATGATAAACTGTAATAACAATTATACAAATGTGCTCATATATTGCAATGGAAATTATCCTGGATTGCCAGGCGGTTCTGTGCATTATGCATGGAATGTTCTGCCATTCATGAATCCACAACCGACTGCAAATGTTCTAGGTAGAGGCTTATTGTTTGGAGGTTCTAATGATAATGATTGGAAATAAAGTATTATGAAAGAAGAAATAAAAGAAATAAAGAAAGATGCTAGTATGCAAGAATATACAATGAATATTAGTACTGATAATGCGGATTATTCTGTGGTATACATTGTAAAAAATGATTTGTTAGTGCAAGTCATAGCCAAGGTAAAAATAGCCGGTACTGATTTAGGAGAGCTGTCATACGAAAACGGTTATGTCAATGCTATGAATTTTTCTATCAATGACTTGACACAGCAATTGTACCTGAATGATTTTACAAAAATTGTATTCAGCATACGAGACAAAAATAATCTTACAATAATGAGACAAATAGCTAAAAATGTATAACAACTTTAAAAATTAAAATTATGGAAGTAAAATCTGTTACAACAATCGTAAGTGCTGAGAAAACAACAGCCAATGCTCGTTATGATGTATCTTACTCAATTATCAAAGATGCATCGTCTGAAAATGCACAACTTCAGTCTGTCTCTGCTGATGTCTATGAGTTGCAGACACTTGAAGACCAAGTAAAACAAGAGAATTTTATAGGAAAGCTTGAAATGCAGTATGGCATAATGGTACCAACCCAGTTTCCTTTCTCTAATAAATACCCTCTATATGTATCAGAGTTTGTTGATATTATCAATGAAGTCACAAGCAATAGTTAAATTTTATTAAATATTAGCTCGAGGTGAACTATTTATCAAATAAAAGCATTATATTTATATGGAAAAAATAATTAAAACCTTGAAGCCTAATAAAGCAGACAGGGATATAAATATCAAAAAGCCTAAAATAGAAGAGCGCAAGCTCAATAAAGAAAGGCATACAAGAAAAGAATGTAATTGCTAGCATTACATATAATTAACCTTATTTATTAAAAACTTAAAATCATGGCAGAAATGACTATTTCTGATTATGCTTCTATTAAGGAGCTAGAGAACGAACATCGTGATGGATGTGGATGTGGATGCGGAAATCGTGAATTTGCGCAAACACAGACATACAACTTGGCAAGTCAAGGCGTTACAGTAACTGAGCGTTGCCGTAACTAATTGAGATAATATGAAGGAGGAGGTGTGTAGTGCGCTTTCTCCTTTTATTTATTAAAACGAATAAAAATTAAAATTATGATAACATCTAAAATAGAAGCTAAAATATGCTCGAACTGATTGAACAACGTAATATAGACGGGCTGTTATTTTTTATAGCAGTCCGTATATGTATTATATTGATTTGCTGGTTATTCATGATTATGGCAAATCTTATTGACTTCTGGAGTGGAACATCTACTGCAAAAGCTATAGGAGAATCTTTACAGTCTCATGGTTTTAGACGTACAGTGACTAAAATTGGTGACTATGTACGTTTAATGCTATTTGCATTGATGTTCGACATGTTAGGAAGCTTTTTACCTTTTTATTTTTTGCCATTTGGCACTGTTTTATGTACGATTGCTGTAATATGGATTGAAGGCAGGTCTGTTGTTGAAAACAGTAGAAAGAAAAAAGCACACGCAGCTGATGTTCCAGAAATAGTGAAACAAATAGTGCAATGCGCTACCACAGAAAAAGGTGTTGAGATATTAACCAAGTTACAAACAGAATTAACAAAACAAAAATGACTATGAAACTTAATGGAATCAAATTGAACTTTGTACGTAACGAATATGAGTATAATAAGTATGTATCCGAAGATTGCAAAAAAGAATACGATTACGAGGCTAACAAAAGTAGTTTGCCATGGCTTATTATCTCTTTTGATAAAGGGAATTCGCCTGAAAACGTTATCAATAAATGTAAGCTTACATTTGAGCCTGAAGCATCATTTGATGGCATAAATGAAAATGAAGCATGGCAAGCCAATGGTCATACACTTAATATTGACCTTGATAAGATTGAAAAAACATTAATGCTTGAAGTCAAAAAAGACTGTGGCTACCAACAATTGCCATTTTCACTCAAGGCTTCTGTTTCTGATAACAATGGTGTGCTGTATGAAGACGCATTCAGCATTATCAACGTTACAGGCAAAGCAGAATTATTGAAGCTTGTAGATGAGAAGCTTATTATTGGTGGTGGCTGCGATTCTGACTTAGCAAAATTATTATACGAACTTATTGCACAAGGAGGTAATTAATGAATTTAACATTGTTTAGAAAGTGGCCAAGAAAAAATTATTGTATTGGTCTGTTATTTGTGAATGGCGAAAGATTCTGTGAGACACTCGAAGACAAAATTGTTGATACTAACAAAAATGGTGTGTTTGACAAACCAGAAAAGAAAGTAGCTGGCGAATCTGCAATTCCGTATGGCAAATATGAAGTCATCTACAATTGGTCGCCTAAATTTGGCAGAAATTTACCTAGATTATTAAACGTGCCACACTTTGAAGGTATACTTATACATCCAGGTAATGATGCAACTGATTCGTCTGGGTGTATACTCGTAGGCAGAAATACTGAAGTAGGAAAACTCACGCAATCAAGAGTTACATCTGATAAGCTCAATAAGCTTATTGAAGACGCTCAAAGAAAGGGTGAGAAAATCACTATAGAAATAGTATAATTTATTTATAAAGTTCAGTCTGGATATACTTTCTTTTGTCCAGGTTGAACTTTTACTATTAAAGCGATATATAATAAAGAAAAGATTAAAAGCTCTCCAGAAGAGCCTAAAATAGCTTACACATGAAAATAAAAATTATATTAACACTCATTGCAATAATAGCGAGTTGCTTGATGTGCAACAGAATACAGTATTTAACTGAGGAAAACAATAGGTTGTCTAACAACCAAGAAACTCTATTAACTGAAAATGAGCATTACAAAATACGTGACAGCCTCAATGTATCTAAGACAAATCAATTAGAGTTGAAGTTATCTGAACTCAAAAAGTATAAATCAGAATACACACAATTGGTTAAAGATTTGAACATTAAGAATTCTCAGTTAGAGCAGATAATCAGCGTAAATGCAGAGACTATTACAAACCTAAAAGCTATGCTGAGAGATTCTATTAGACTTGATACAGTCAGCAATATAATAGATACTCTAAAATGCTTTGAATACAAATCAAAATATACAGATGTTTCTGGATGTATCAATAAAGATATTATAGATATGCAGATACGCAATAGAGAATCATTAAAAGCTATAGAAAGCAAGAAAAAGAAAAAGTTCCTGTTTTTCAAACTGCCTATATGGCTATTTGGTTATAAAAGTAAGCAATTAGATATTGTAAGCCTCAATCCTAATACTACAATAGAATATATTGAATATATTTCTGTGACAAAATAGTTATGCTGTAAACAATGAGAAACAAAGTAAACAATCCATTGTTTACACTTAAGCGATTGAAAATCAATCACTTTTACCCAAAATAAACAAAGAAACAATAAAAACTATAAATCTTTTATGCATAATTATTACAATATGCCTATTAGATAATATTCTGGAATTAGCGTTTTTAGGGGCCTATATATAACCTTTGTTTATTTTGTTCATTTTGTTTATTCATTGATAATCAACCATTTAATACAATTTCACAAAAATAAATTATTATTTTATGAAAATAATTTTTTCTTTCGAATAAAAGAATTATTTTTGCAATGTTCTTAAAAAACAAAAACAATAATGTAAAACAATATATGGAACAGTTTAACTTAAACAGTGTAATCGAGCAATATAAGCTCAATACTGAAGAACTTGCAAAAGTATTATTCCCTTCAGTAAAATATCCTAAGCAGGCTCTTGACCGTATATTAAAAGGTGAAGCAGACTTAGATGTAAAGCAACTTCAAGCTTTGGCATATCATTTAGGAGTGTTAATATCAGATTTATTCCAAAGCGCCAACGCTAACAATTGGTATGGAGTATCAGAAGACAATTGTCTGTGCTTCATAAAAGGAGAGTTCAAAATAAAGCTAAATTACAATGGCGTGTACATAACTGTATACAAAAACAATATTGTAGTTGATAAGATAATAGCAGACGTTCCAAGCATGTCTATAGAGCAGTTCAAAGAATATATTAACAACTTAATTGAAAATTATTGATTATGGAAACTTTAAAATTTTCTATTGATGTGAATGTAAACATCAGTTTTGACAAAAACACAAGTGGCTTATTTTCAAATGCAGTCAATGCAGCATTAGCAGGTATTTTATCTGGCCCACGTTGTCATTGTAATGCCCCTACGATAGAGCCAGCTGAAAAAGTTGCAGAAAAGCCAGCTGAAAAAGTTGCAGAAAAGCCAGCTGAAAAAGTTGCAGAAAAGCCAGCTGA